ATAAATAATATTGATTTGATAAAGTGCGCACAGTATCAAATCAATATTATTTATAAGGAGATTTTAAGATGGAAAGAGCAATTATATATTGTGCAAAAACAGGATTAGAGGCTACAGATCATTTTGTGCCGGAGCTGCTTGAAAAGTATTGTAAGGATAATGGCTATGAAATTGTAGCTATGCTTTCAGAGCCTGCTTCTACAGAAGGAGTTTCATTTCCGATGAAATATGCCATTATTGGTTTAAATATGGAAGAAGATGTTAATACAATCATAACACTTTCAAAGGATATGATTGGTGCAACAGATGAGACCGTTATTGATACACTTGGAAAACTCAGCGAATATGATATCTATGTGGAGGATATTAATGGAGAACTTGAAGAGTGTTATGAGATGATGTACAAAGAGCCTGTTCAGGAAAGTGATATAAGAGGGCTGGTGCTTGATACGGTATCAAAGTTCTATCATAACATCAGGGACGGCAGATAGGAGGCAATATGCAGGATTCCAAAGAAAAGCAGTGTCTGATATTTGTAAGGAATAATGCAAATGATACAGCTGACCGTATCGAGGCATATGCAAAAAAGTCCGGCATGAAAGTTGTTGAGACAATTTTTAATACAGATAAAAAAGCGGTTGAACGATTAAGATATTATATTGAAAGAGATGTCATTATCTGTGTGCTGGTAAGAGATGTGGTAGACATTTCAATGGAACTTAATGAGATTAAAGCTGTAATGACACTTGCAGCGGAACATGGAATCAGTATTAATGCAGAGAGCAGGGGCTATGAACCTGCTCTCATTTCTTTTGAATGATATGACAGAAGAAAATAGAAAATTAAAACTGATTATATTTCCGGGCGAAACAGTAGTGATTGATGAATATGGGAAACGGATTGTTGCCTGTCCGACAGAGGATGAGGCAGAAGAATATATCAGGGAACAGGAGGAATGACATAGATGAAACTGAACAGGGGCGATATTGTTATTGCAAATCTGGAGTCAGTAAGTAAAGGGAGCATTCAGAAGTATACAAGACCTTATATTATTATCTCAAATAACAAAGCAAATCAGTATTCACCGGTTGTCACAGCAGTAGCCATGTCCACAAAAACATGGAAAAAGAAATATCTGCCAACCCACTGTCCAATACCGGCTGCAAAGGTAAAGGTTACTGACACAGATTTTGAGGTATTTGACAGTATGGCATTATGTGAGCAGATTGTATCCATTGATGTAAATGTCCATATTGAGAGGGTAGTTGCTTCAATTTCAGATACGGAACTACTTGATAAGATTACTGAATGTGTAAAAATCCAGATTGGGGCATATGAAAAGTACAATTAAATATTACCGGGGCATTTGCTCCGGGTTACATAGCCACCTGTATTCTATGGGTGGCATTTTTACTGAAAGGGGGATAGATTTTATGACAGCAGAAGAATACAGAGCACTATTAGATGTGGATTTTAACAATGTAAAAATAGAAGATCTGACTGATATTAGAAAAATTAAAATAGATAAAAATCAGCCACAGAGTAAGAGGCAGGCACAGTTCTTAAAACAGGTGGGAAATCCATATATGCTGCGTCGTGGAAGTATGATGATTAAGGTAAGCTTTGCGAATAATGGACTGTCGATGGAACAGGCATTTGAAAATCTGCTTTTGAATGTCTGAAAATTTGTGGTGGAATTTCAAAGTGATATGTGCTATGATGTTTTTGGTATAAAAATTCTAAATTAGTGCATATCACCTTATTGAAAAGTTATCTTCTAACTTAAACAACAATAGGAGGATGTGCATATGAGTCAGATAAGTCAGATCAAAAAGATCTATCATGCAGCCATCTATGTTCGTTTATCGAAGGAAGATGGCGCTGTTGCTTCACATGAAAAAACTGAGAGTAACAGTATCGCAAATCAGAAATCACTGATTAGAGATTTTCTCGAAAACAAAAATGATATTGAGGTTGTGCAGGAGTATGTTGATGATGGTTTCAGCGGCTCTAATTTTGAGCGACCGGCATTCCAGATGATGCTTGAAGATATTAAGAAAGGCAAAATTGATTGCGTTGTCACTAAGGATCTGAGCAGATTCGGAAGAGAATATATAGATTCAGGTATGTATATTGAGCGATTATTCCCTGCTATGGGAGTAAGATTTATTGCAATCAATGATGGTATTGATTCCGGAGAGGCAAAGTCGCAGTCAGATGAGATTATTATTCCATTCAAAAATCTTATTAATGATGCTTACTGTCGTGATATTTCAATTAAGATACGTTCACATCTTGAAATTAAGAGAAAGCAGGGAGATGTAATCACGGCATTTGTGCCATATGGATACAAAAAGAATGATAAAGATAAGCACAAACTGGAAATTGATGTATATGCAGCAAATGTTGTGAAAGATATTTTCAGAATGAAGTTGCATGGAAAAAGTCAGGATGCAATTGCATGTGAACTTAATTCATCAGGAATACTTCCACCGGCTGAGTATAAAGCAAGCACAGGAAGCAATTATCAGACATGCTTTAAGACAAAAGAAAAGTCGGAGTGGACTTCAGTCATGGTAAGGAGAATCCTTACAAATGAGGTTTATATAGGTAATCTCGTACAGGGAAAACAGACAACACCGAATCACAAGGTCAAAAAGACCATAATCAAAGAAAAATGCGAATGGATAAGGATTGAAAAGAACCATGAGCCGGTTATCACGGACAGGGATTTTGAAGTAGTACAGAGATTGCTTGCAATGGATACAAGAACATCACCGGACAGAGAGGAAGTTTATCCGCTGTCAGGGGTAGTTACCTGTGGCGGCTGTGGGATTCCCATGGTAAGAAAAACTTCAAAAGTGGGTGGTAAAACTTATGCCTATTATCTGTGTGCAACCCATAAGGATTCAAAGCAGTGCAGTTCCCACAGAATTTCCACGGATAAGTTGGAAGAAGTGGTGCTAGAGCTTTTACAGACACACATTGATAACATGATTGACCTTAAAAGAATTCTTTCTTTTATCGGCAACGTGCCGTTTCAGCAGCTTGATATGAAAAAGCTTGAGGAAAGGCGTGAAAAGAAACAGGCAGAAGTAGACAGATGTGCAGATCTCAGAGGAATGCTTTATGAGGATATGAAGGATGGTATTATTTCAAAGGAAGATTACAAGGAACTTCATGCAGCATATGAGCAGAGAAAAAAGAATGCTGAGATTGCTATTCATCAGATTGAATTGGAAATGGATGATGTGTTGAATCGTAAGAGCAAAGGCTTTGTATGGCTTGATTATTTTACGGAACATAAAAACATTGAGAAACTCACGAGGGAAGTGGTTGTATCTCTTATCCGTGAAATAAAGGTATTTGATAAGAATCACATTGAAGTAGTGTTTGACTTTGATGACTGCTACAAGGAATGTCTTGATGTAATAGAAAGTCAGGGACATTTTGTTGAAGTGGACAGTACGGGAAAACTGAATATCAGATTAAAGGAGGCTGTGTAGTATGGCAAGAAAGAGTAGAAAAAATACGCCGATTGCAGTTGCAGAGCCAACTGACAATCTGACAACAAAAGCAGTTTTAAGCCTGGATAAGGAGGCAAAACCATATCAGGTTGGAATCTATGCGAGACTTTCATTCGAATCAGAGGCGAATAAGGAAAGAGATACTGTAGATACACAGATTGCATATATCAGAGAGTTTATTAATGGGCAGGATGATATGGTAGAAGTTTGTGTGTATGCTGATATATCTGTTACAGGAACAACTTTTGAAAGACCGGAATTTGACCGTATGATTCATGATATCCGGGCAGGCAAAATCAATACTGTTATTACTCGTGATCTTAGCAGACTTGGCAGAAATTATGTGGAAGCAGGCAACTACATTGAGAGGGTATTTCCTTTTCTTGATGTGAGATATATTGCTATCACAGATGATTTTGATACTGCAAGACCGGGAACTGATTTATCCGTACCGTTTAAGAATATTGTGAACGAATATTATTCCAAAGACCTTTCAAAGAAAGTAGAGACCGGAAAGCATAGTATTTGGGCACAGGGCGGCTTCAGCGAGGGAACGCCACCATATGGATATTACAGGGCTACAGATGGTTCAAGAAAGCTTTTGATTGATGAAGAGGTATCTGACAATGTAGTTAGAATTTTTAATATGTTTTTGGATGGGAAGGGATATGCTGGTATTGCAAAGACTTTGCAATACGAAGGAATTCTTTCACCTCCGAAATACAGATTCTATAAGTCAGGAAAGATTGAACTTGCTGAAAAAGCAAGAGAATGGCACTATTCGCATGTAAAAGAGATACTCCAAGGGGAATATTACATTGGAAATATTGTTCATGGAAAGCAAAGGAAGGCTCTTGATACCGGGAGAAAGAATGTTAAAACAGATGCATCAACATGGCAGCGAATAGAAAATGTTCATGAACCAATAATTGATAAGGACACTTTCTACAAAACAAGGGAGAGAATGGAGCATATCAAAAAGAAGCATTTAGAAGCATCAAAACCTAAAGCTGATGTTCCAAATAAGCCGGATAATATTCTGGTATATAAAACAAAATGCGCCTGTTGTGGAGGCAGTGTATTGATTGGCAGGCATCACACTTATTCAGAAAAGTTCTATTATAAGTGTAAGAACCGTAGAAAATTAGCTAGGCTATGTGAAAATAAGTACTCTTATGATTATTCTGAGGTTATGGATAGTGTTTTTTCTGTTATCCGTCAGCATATGAGTTTGTGTGTTGAGAAAACAAAGTTTGTTCAGAAGATGAACAGCAGAAAAGAGAATGTTCTTCAATATGATATTTATACCAAGCAGATAGCAAAACTTCAAAATGATGTAAGAAGAATTACCGCTAACAAAAGTGGTTTGTATGAAGATTATAGGGAACAGTTAATCACTGCGGAAGAACTGTGCCAGTATCAGAGAGAATATGAAAGCAGAGTAAATGAGATTGAAGCGCAGATTACTGAATTGCTTCATCGAAGAAGTCTGTATGAAAAAGAATTTCATATTGATGAAGGATGGGAAGAAACTGTCAATAAATATATGGCTAAAAGAAAACTTACAAAGGAGCTTGTGGATGCTTTTGTATCGGAAATTGTTTTTTATGATGGCAATATAGAAGTTAAGCTCTTGTATGATGATTTCCTAAAGGAGCTGCTTAAAGTGGCAGAAGAAAGAGAGGTGAGCAGCAATGGATAAGACGATAGCTCTCTATATGAGATTATCAGATGAAGATGACAACTTGGCTGCTCATGAGGAAAGTAACAGTATTTCCCATCAGCGAAAGTTAATGCTTGATCATATCCAGAAACTGCCTGAACTAAAGGACTGCAACATAATGGAATTTTCAGATGATGGATATTCCGGAGCAGACTTTAGCAGACCTAATTTTGTAAAAATGATGGATCTGGTAAAGGCTGGTAAGATTCAGGTTATTGTGACGAAGGACTACAGCAGACTCGGACGAGATTATCTTGAAGTTGGTAACTATATGGAATGTATATTTCCGGTTCTTCAGGTAAGATATATCAGCGTGAATGATAATTACGATTCTGCTAACAGCTTTGGTTCAACCGGAGGTATGAGTGTTGCACTGAAAAATCTTGTGAATGCATTGTATTGTAAGGATGCATCAAAAAAGGTAAGAGCCGCTAAGGCAGTGTTGGCTAAGCAGGGAAAGTACATTGCTGCATTTGCTCCTTTTGGATACCAGAAAAGTGAAGATGATAAGCATATGTTAGTGCCTGACCCAGTAACAGCACCTGTTGTCCAGCTGATATTTGAACTGGCTATTAAAGGCATGAAATACACCGAGATTGCAAATTATCTGAATAATAATGGATATGATAGCATATTTGAGTATTACCAAAAGATTGGAGTTAAGAGATGTTATGAAAGGGATATTGGTGAGCACATGTGGAGTGCCAGTACAGTAATGGAGATTTTATATAATGAAGTCTATATTGGTTCTGTAATCAATAACAAGACGGCTGATAATATTGATACCGGTCATCAGGTTGTGCAGAGAGATAAAGAGGACTGGATAATTGTTGAAAACTGTCATGAACCATTAGTTTCTGTGGAAGACTTCAAGCTTGCTCACAAGATGATAGCAAGACGAGAAGTGACGAAGAGAAAACCAAATGGAAAGTGGCGTAAATCGTATATTCGCTGTGGAATATGTGGTAAGGGACTTTATAAATACGGAAATAAATCCTCATACAGATGCCACAACGGTCATGTGTCACGTATTAGAGGTGAAGAACTTGAGGCGACACTTCTAGACATTGCTAGAAATATGGCATTGGCTCAGTTGCAGGAATTTGAGTTGAAAACTGATGGCGGTAATTGTCCAGATAATCTTGAAAGGGAAATCGAATCACTTAAAAAGTCAAAGGCACACTATGCAAAGCTAAAGTTTGAGATATACGATGATTATACAAAAACAAATATCACTCGTGATCAGATGGCAAAAAAGACTGCAGAAGTTAAGCAGAAAATCGCAGAGATAGAAAGTCTGATTACAGAGAAGCAGGAAACACTTGATATGCAAAAGGATCTCTTTCTTGATGCAAAGCAGGAACAGCTAACAAAGCTTAGTAAGTTGGATGAGTTTGATGAAGAAGTAATCAGATATCTCATTGATTATGTGTTGGTGTATGATAATGAGCATATTGAAATCAGATGGAACTTTGATGACTTTCAGGCTGGATGATGGTATAATCAGTAGTAATAGCGAGAAAACAAAATTATAAAGAAGTAACATGGGGAATCTTGCTAAAGGTTCCCCATTGATAAAAAAAATTAATTTTTTTTTGTTTCTTACTTGACACGAGCAGAGACCCACCACGTTCTCAAAAAGCAAATACGGAGGCTTCCGGGCTTCAGCCAAGCGGGCCAGTTCAAAGAAGAGAGTGCCGCGTGGATCTCCGAATCCTTTTCGGGATCCTGCAATGCTGAAAGGCTGATTATTCCGAAATTCAGGATAACCAGACTTATCCCGAATAAAATAAGAAGCCCGAAGCCCAGCCGGAAATCCTTGCAGCGCAAGGATTTCTGCATAAAAACTTCGGGATAATATTTTGAAGATAGCACCTGCTATAATGTTGCTACGGATTGTAATCCGAATCAACATTGTGAGGTGTATTAGTGTGAACAAAATTGAAATCACAGTCCTTTCTGCGCGTGTATTAGATGCCTTAAGCGGACGCGGCCTCAAGGCCAAAACGGTACATGAGTTTGAGAGGTATGGAACTCGACGGATTGTAAAGCATTGTTTGGGCAAAGGTCAGATATTGTATTCCAAAGAGACGGTTCAAAATTTTGTCTGGCAGGAACGTGCTAAACAGGAATCCGGAACATTGCCGCACTACCAGTGGGGCATAACTCGGCGTGCCGCAGTTTATCTCGACCAAATGGCGGAGTATGGAAAAATTCAGGATGAACCTATACGGCCTTGGGAGGCTGAACACAACCCATTGTTTCAAGCCATTTCCTGCAATCCGAGCAATTCCATGAAGGTAATAGACATTATCTGTAGAACCAGAGATGCCGTCATGCAGTTGGAACTATCCGATAAGACAAAGACCAATTATATCTATTGTGGATTTGGTGCTATCTTGAACTTCTTCATTTCTCGCGGTGAAGAGTCCTACTCTCCAGAAACGCTTGCCCTTTTCGTAAAAACGGTCCAAGAAAATTTTGTGAACGGAGCAATACAAAAGGCATCCTTTCAGACGATGCGCAAAGCTGCCCATTGGATCGAGGAATATCTCTCGACCGGACAGGTGTCTCAGCAGAAGTTAAGAAAATATAATTTTGCCTGCGCTCCGCCAGAGTTTGAAAATCTGCTCTCGCAATACCAACTGTACATGGACAATGAAAACTATTTGAAAGAAGGCTCCCGCCAGTTTTATCTTTCATCGGTTCGGACGTTTTTCCGTACCATGGCCACTTTGGGGATATACCGCTATGCTGAGATCACCTTGCCAGATGTCACCAGATGTCTGGCAAAGATTTCAGAAACATTTCCTCTTGGTATATTTAATTTAACCGGAAGTATGCGTTCCTTTGCGCGATTCATGGCCGAAAAACATCCTGAGCTGCCCGATATCTCACCAGCGCTTGTATTTTCTGCTGCAAAACGTCGGCGTGTTTATGTAGGATACACTCACGAAGATGCCCAAAAGATTTTCTCTGCAATAAATCGCAGCAGCACAATGGTGATATATGCTCTAAGTGACTTCTTAATCATGATTTTGTCATGGTTAGTGAAGCAATCACTTAGAGCATTTTTGT